CTTATACTTTGATACGGTAGCAGTTAATCCTAATAACTTCAATTCGTGTCTTACAGATTCACAATCATCAAAACTATCTATGTAGATTGAACATTTAGTAGATCCGTGCACAACTGTTGCACATTGTACTGATTGTATATAACTATGTCCACAAATCTCCATCAAGCAGTCAATAACATGATCAAATGTATTGTGACTGTCATTATGCAGAATTACTTCCCACTTACCACGTTTACTTATTAATTGTTTTTTCGACATCTTTGATAATCGCACATTGCTCATAAAATTCATGTTTTTCTGCATACTCGATACAGGATTTTAAAAATTTAAGTTTACGGTCATCATCCCACTTTGGAGGCCATTCCCAAACGTCAGTTGCCATATGGTTAATTGATTGTATTAATAACTTGTCTATAAAATTGTCGTCCATAATATAATATATGAAATTAATACTAATTAACCAAATTTTAAATATTTAATTTCCGGTGGTGTTTGCTACATCGGATCGTACCCAACCATACACAGAAACGTCTGGATTAGCTGATGGTTCTAACATACGAGCTTTATTTGATAGTTTAACTTGGTACCAAATTTTGCTATCACCACCTCGCTTTATTTTTATTACCATACCAATTGGATCTGGATAGTGTACTGTTGTAATAAGATTATCACCAATCCCCAATGTTCCATTGTCGACGTCAGGTGTTTCCCGAACATTTGCAAACTGTTCCCAACGTATTGGATATACTGTCTGACCTATTATTGACGGATCTTTCGGAGGTGTTTTCACACGTAATTCTTTAGAATATCGAGTAAAAGCATCCGCATTAGATTTCATACGAGTAACTACACCTGACATACTACCTGGATTTGTATAGTTTTTATGCTTTAAATATTCTGCAGACACGTTACTCCAGCTTCCTGCATTGATTAATTTTATAGTAGCAGGACCTAAATCGCCACGATATATTGCATTTAGGATTGCTTCGCGTACATATGTTGGATACGAATCATATTTAGGTATCACCTGACGAGCTTTACTTTCGTGATTAGCAATACCTTTTATTAGTAATTTTTCTGCAGTTGCTGGAGATATTTTCATTCCAGCTTTCAACGTCGGCAATACAGTCCCAGTAGTGCCATATCCTATAGTTAATGTTCCGCGGATTGGTACTCCTGGCTTAGCTGCTACACTTGGATTCGCATCATCGTATGCTAAATGATTTTTATTTGCATCAACAGGGCCAGGACCTTCCCATCCTTTAACTTTTTCTCGGAAAGTATTATCCGCCGATAATGGAGCTGCTTCTGTTAATAAATGTTTTAATCGTATCATTTTTTAGTTTCGCGTATAATCAATTCACCCAATACTTCTAAACGTCCTACTTCCCGCTGAAACTCAATTTGTGTCATGGCAGTTGATATTTTTTTATATGTATCATCAAATTCCTTCTTAGCAGCATCCAATTCAAATTTACCAGCAGCAGCTTTTTTATAGTATGGAAGTTTAACTTTAAAGTGATGCCATGTTAATAATGCTAACCCACCGTTACTTTTTGCATTGTCAACAATTTTCTCAGCACCAGCTTCTCGCGTATCAGCAAATGATTCAAATGTATCTGCGGTTGCTTTTGTTTCGAATAATAACGATTTTAACTTCATTGTTGGTTGCCTTTATTGTGTACTGGTTATGCTTTTTTAGATGTGATAGACCAAATAGCACCTGCTAATGTTATAACACTACCAATAATGGTATCAAATGTACCCTGATCAACTAATCCACTTGTTAACATGATACCTCCAGCAAATGTTAATATGTGACGTACTATTCCTAATGTTTGTTCTTTTGTAAGTTTCATAATATTCCTTTTTTATATAAATATGTTCTATAACATTATTTTGATATATTTGTTAAACGTCCTACATATACATTAATGTAATTTCTTCGAAAGCTATTACATGCTTGATAGTTTTTATACTTAGAATTTTATTATCCGGATCGTATTCAAATATAGTATTTGGAATTGATGCCGAGTTTATTAATCCAGCAATTCCTATAGGTATAAATAAATCACCAAATGCTGCAAATGAATATGGCAATAGCGATGTTGGACAATACTCACCGGTGGTTACTACGACACATGCACATTGAAGTATGATTGAGTCTTTTTCTAAATCAGTATCTGCAAATACACCCCACCCATGGATATCCGACTGGCTAACTGTTAACCCGACGTTTATTAGATTAGAAACCATTACCCCAAGCACTGCCAGTATTTGCAAGACCCATAGACATTAAAGTAATGCTACTTCCAACAGTAGTACAAATGTCTATACCATTTGGATACGTTAAATTGTTAATACATGTTACAATACCTGCCATGGTAATTGATGCCATTCGTATTCCGGCGCCAGTTCCATCTTTTACTTTCACAAGCTCCACACACCTACCAGCTGGACTATTCAAAAAGTTAGTTATATTAAAAGATGCTTCTCCGTTAGCAGCAGCATTAGTAGTATTATCAATAAAAAGAATAATATCATCATTAGCTTGTACTTGTTCCGTCGGTCCGGTGTTTATATCGGCATCGGTTAATGTAACTGTTCTGTAGTTTCTAACACGAGATCCAGATGTACTAAACGACCCGCTTATTGTTACATTTTGAATCAACGTATTGACATAACTAGCAGTTGTCGCAGTACCAATAAGACTTCCGACAAATGATCCTGTTGCATATATAATATCGGCAGATGTACCATCCAATGCATCTATGATTCTTGTTATGTGAGTCGAATCAATTACCCCACCATCTGTAATTCCTGATTTACTTATTGTCGCCATTACCGTTTACCTTGTTTCTATTTTTATATATCGGCCAATTTTTTGTTTGTTCATTAAGCCATGTTTCTCGGTTATCACATCCACAATCTTCATCTAACAATCGCGCAATCTGTTTTGCTAATTGATCTAATCCGGTTGCCTGTGTTATTCTTTTTATATCACTACCTAATCCTACGTTATTTGCCATATTTGGATCCATTTTTAATTGCGTTTTGTATTTGCAGTATCAATGTTTGATATTGTGCAGTGTGTGGTATCTCAAATACATTGCGACCTGTAAATTGATATTGTGTTTCTGGATGCATCATTTGACAATCGCCGCAGTCATCAATTCCTAATACCGGATGTGGTACATTTTTCATAGTTATTGCACCATCGGTAGTTGGTATCATTGTGCATTTACCTGGATGTTTCCATTGTCCCATTGGATCGGTTACTCCATTCATTTTACTAACAACATCATCCCATCCGGTTGGTTCTAACTTAGATTGGCCGGTGATGTGCATTATTAAAACTTTAGCAACATGATCGTGATGGTTCGATGTTGGCTTAGTCATGGTAATTACCTGCGTAGGATGCTTGTCCAACATCATTTCCATTCTAAGTTGACCAACGGCTACTTGCTTTTCTAATTGTTTTAAACGTTCGATATAGCCAGTATTACGAAGATTCTTATAAGCCATATTTTCTATAGAATATTCACCCTCAGCATCTAAACCAGATTTTCTTAAATGTACTAATCGTTTTAATATGTTTTGGATTTTATATTCAATATGAGAATCATCAACATCCAATTTATCAATTTCAAATTTAAATGGTTTTACTTTTTGTTCGATTGCATCATCATCAATTGAAATTACGTCAGCTGATGGTTTGTTAATCCATTTATTTGTTAATAAAGAATAAATACCAACGGTTGAATTCAACACTTCATTTGAATCTTGTGCATACAATTCAATTGGCATATCCTTAAACGTTAATGGATAATTCATTCCCCATACACTTTTCTTAGTTTGCATATAGTTTTTAACCAACAACATGTTCTTGCCTACTTCAGAATAACTGATAATTACATGCAAATCGATATCGCTATGTTCGGTCCAATTATAATTAGCACTGCTACCAATTATAACAATATCAAGTATCGGGGCATTTGTTTCTAAGAAATTATAAAATGCTTTTGCAATTTTTATAAATCCAATACGAACTTTTGGTTGCATTTCATTATCAATCCATAACTTTGGATTCAATGTGCTATGTGTTTCATATTCGTTAATCATCTAGATACCTATTTTATAATAAATATTACGGTTTCCAAAAGAGTTGGACTAATATCAATGAAACTGCTATACACAGGGAAACTATGGTTTTTAATGTAAGTGGTTCGTGACGGAAGAAATATGTCATCAGGGTAAATACAAATATACCAGCAACAAATGAAAGAAATCTACCAGGCCAAAATTCTCCCTGGAATCCTAATATAGCAAATCGGGTTGCTTCCATAAACGCCCACGTAATCGGTACGCCTAACAACATTAAAAGAATTCGATAGGTTCTGGCCCATGGCCATATGATTGGTCCGTTTACTTGTACCCAAACAACAATTTGTCCCAGTAAGAATATAAGTATAGATGTTATTATGTATTTATAATTCATACTTATAATATAAATAAAAATAATGAAAAATCCAATTATATGTATTTTTTATGTGTTCTGGATTTTTTATGGGTGCCTTTGTGGCGAACTGCTTTTTTTCTGGATTTAATCATCTGAGCTTTAGCATAAGCATCTTGTTTCCGAACTATTCGTTCTCTGTTTGATAAGCTGTCATTATGAGTAGCACCTTGATTATAATTTAAGCCGGTATAACATCCTGATGTTAACAGTACGATTAAACCGCACATTATGATTCTATATAACATATAATATTAAAGCTGATCTTTGTGTTTATCAAATTTTTCTAAAATACGATTCAATATCTCGGCTTTAATAAATCCAGCATTGCTAGCATTCTTAAGTGCACTCATCACTTGAAATATAATGAATGGTAATAAGATTGTTTCACTAAGCCATGCGGTTGCCGGGAATCCTTTTTCGATAATTAGCAACGTTGTTAGGAATATGATCCAGGTTACTAGAGTACGTAAAACTTTGATAGCTTTACATGTTTGAAATCCTTCACGTTTTGCTCCGGCAATTATTCCAAAAAATCCATCTAGCATCACAACAGCTACAAGAGCCAAATACTGGTCTCCGTAATTCATGGTTAAGCTAAAAAAATATGTAGTTACAAATGACGCAGCGGTTGTTATCGATAATAGTATTGACATTAATGTTATTTTCATTTTAAATTCCTTACAACGTTTTAAGCATTGAAATCATTCTCGGACAAGGATAAATATCAACTTTGTCTTTTCTATAACTATTATGTGTATATAAACCGTTTACTCCCGTTAATGCTGTGTTATTAACAGTAAAGCATTGGTCGTAATTAAATGTTAAATTGATTTTATATTGGTCTCTCCAATATATTAATAGATTTTTTACGGATTCTATTTGGGCATCTGAATATCGATGGAAATATGTATATCCTTTATATGGAGTATCTAATTTTGTTACTTGATCAGCCGGAACTTCTCTATCAACATAATTAATATATTTATCACCAACTTTTTCTAATTGTCCCCAATTGCAAATTTCAATACCAATTGCATGTTTATCTATTGCAATTTGTGGAAGTTTACGTGATCGGAACACTTCTTGTTTGATACCTAAATGATATGCCCAATAAGTTGATGAGTATGCTTGACATATTTCGCCATCTGGAGATTGTTTATTTCCTGGGCCACTTATCGTTACACACGTTGCAATTCTACCCCTATCATCAGTATTCCAATTTTGAATAGTAGCAATCCCTGATGAATTACCAGCAGTGTGATGCAATACAATTTGTTTCTTTTCAGTTACCTCTTTATAGTATTGTGATTCACTAAATGGAACTTGCTTAATTTTACTTGTGTCTAAACTCATTATGTATCTTTTTATTATACTTCTGGCTCGCTAGGTGCGGTATCCGTCGGTGTGGTTACGTGTTTTGCAAATTTGTCTATAGAAGTACCAAATAAAGCGGCAATCACAATGTATTCTACAGCATCAACCAATTCTTTTGATGGTGCAATTGATTTTGAATATAATGCATTGATAAACATAATTATCAATAATGCAAAAAATCCGGTGAATCCAATCACTCGTTTAATGGATACATCTCCACTACGACAATCGGATACCATACTCATCATAAAGTTCTTTTTCTTAGCCATATTACTCCATATTTTACTACAACTAAACTTCATATAAATAACTTTATTATAAATATCAGTTAACTAACATTAATCAGATCTTTTTCATATGTTTCTATGTATCCGACAAATATTTGAAGGTTACCTAATCGAAAATCACCTAATACCTTTTCTGATTGAGATAATATCTCCGGGAGTTGCTGTAAATATGTATAATCTGCTTTTGACATTCTGGTTATATCCATAGTAACAGTTACATCATTTTCGCCTTCTGGATCATTATGACCAACACGCAATACCCGTTTATTTAATTCAT